AACCACCCCAAGAACTTGCATGAAAATGTCGAAGATAGAAACCTGAAGCTGTTGCATCCGCAGTAAACCCCGTACCATTACCAGCAGCCTGCCCACCATTAAACACAAGATCCGCTGTTTGACCACCTTCTACAGAAATTCCAGCAGTAGTATTCATATTGGCTTGTATATCTGTAAAACAAATTCCGTAAAGATAACCTTGTAGTCCAGTAAGACGGACTCCTTTACTTGTATTATAAGATGTAGTACAGTTTACAAAATGACATCTATAGGTGTTACCAGGTGTGACTGGTAAAATACAAATACCAGTATTAGAAGAATTAAAGATGGAATTACTACAATGTAAAGAATGTACAGGATTAGATGAAGTATTATTTATATATAAACCATAATAACAATGATATACATTACAATTAGAGATTGTAATATATAGGCCACTATTTATCCGAATACCAGAACTTGGCCCAACGGCACTAGAGGTGTTATCCATAAAACAATTATTAATAATAAAATTAGAACCTGTACTACTAATCCAAATAACAGAACCAGTATTATTATTATCAAAATTTATAAATGAACAATTATCAACAAGGCAGTTTGAAGTGGAGGAGCCAAAATAAATACCATCCTTACCATTTACAAACCTACAATTAATTATACTTGTTTCATTAGCTGATACCAAAATAAAAGTAGAACCTGTTCTTACAGATCCTGTTTTTGTAGAAAAACCCAAATCTTTAATTTGAGTACCATTGCCACCACTAGAGATATTAATAACATCACTTATATTATCATTACTATTAATATAAGATGCTCTATTACTACCAAGTAATGTAATATTATTTGTAGTAATATTAAGACTAGAAATTGAATAAGCTCCGGGAGGAAAATAAACAATACCACCACCACTTGCAGCAACAGCATTAATAGCTGCTTGACATGCAGCAGTATCATCGGTTACATTATCACCTACTGCTCCATAAGCAGTATCTTTAACTGAGATGTATGAACCATAATTTAGGTTGTTTATATTATTATCCATCTCTACCCAAGTTAAAGGGGAGCCTTTACCAGTACGTGTTACGATTGTAGACATATCTTTCCTTATCTATGAGATTACCAATAACCATTTATTATATAACCATTTACTGTATAACCATCTCCTACATCTATAGGAGGATCAATCGGAATATAATCAACAGATATAAAAATATCTGCTGGTGGTCTTATATAGGGTACTGTTATTTTATCTTGTCTTGATCTTACAAAATCTTGTGGATGCCTTTGTTCATAACAATTAGGGCAAACAATAAAACCATCCCACCTTTGTTTAGCTTTACTTGCTTTATATTTTATAGCACATGAATCACATATTAAGTTCCATCCACCAGATTCGTAATAATTTCTTTCCACTTTAAACCTTTAAACTTGTAAAGGATCAAGTTCAGCAGCAGCTATAAATATAGCATTCCATTGATTAACTGTAGGTGGAGTTGGTAAAATAGCTTTTCGTAATAGACCACTCATAGGATTATCCCTATCCAGTTTATCCATATATTTCCAGAATCTCTGTCGTTTAGGTGTAAGTGTTAAAACAGCAGTATCAAGTTGTGCTTCTGTAAATCCAGCATCAACACAAGCCTGTACAAATTGCCATTTAGTAACAGTGGGGCGAAGATCGGCTACAATATCCCCATTAGTAGCTGCGGCCCAAGGTTTTCCATCACTAACAATACACCAAGAAATCTGACTATTGGGAACTGCTAAAGCTTCTGCTTTTGTTTTAAAATATTGTATAGCCATTATTGAGTAATTTCCATGTATGCGCCTGTTAGAGCGATGTATTCTGAAGCCGCTCCAATTGTGCCCTTAACGCTTAAAATTTGATCTTGCGTGATGTCTTTGTAAATTATATAGTTTGCAGAACCGGTAACTGCCCCCTCAACGGAATTGCTAGAGCCTACCTGTTGAGCAGTTCCTATGCAGCGGAATGTAGCACGACCATCACCTCTAGGTGCAGTAGCTAAGCTATATGCTGAGATAGTATTTCCACCTAAACCGAGGGAGATAGTTTTTGATGTTGCAGTGGTGGAGCTGGACCTAAACATGGAAACAGCCACTTTTGATTGATCCCGTAGTGTATTTCCTGGCAGGACAATATTTGTAAACTCAGTGCCAGTTATCCAGGCTGCTCCACCGTTAATAGATTCGCTAGTGAAATCAGTCCCTAACATAGAGAAAGTCATAGTATTGGCGTCAGGGACTGTTAAAATATTATCATACCATCCAGCCACCAAGGTGGGACTTCCGGGGTAGTAAAACCGATAGCCAGTATAAGTTACACCCGTAGGTATTCCATGACCAGTAGCAATAATGGTTACAATACCAGACGTTCTACTAGCGGTAGCCCCTGCTACTAAAGAGGCTAATAAATAACCAGCATTAGTGGGCCAATTAGCAAACCTATAAATTAAACTCCCACTACCAGTAGTTGTATATATTTGAGGGTTTGTTACTCCCTGTAAAGCAGTTAAAGTAACTGTACCAGAAGTCCAAGCAGTTACAGTTAAACGAAAAGCTCTAATAGGATAGGTTATTGAACCTGTAGTGTTTGTAGAAACACTAGACAAACCTGTATGAGTAAATGCTGTAGGGGTTATTGAAGAGTCAAAAACATTATCTAAAGTATATTCTACTTTACAAGTTAAACTTGGTGTATCTGAAAGAACTAAAGCTAGATTAATATAAAATGGATTTTGTTTGTAATCTACAGGTATCCATGCTGTAGAACCTGCTGCACTTAAACTAATAACTTGTGGAGTCATAAATAAACCTTAAAATAAAAAATGGGATTAAGAGTATTAATCCTAATCCCATCTTTGGGTTTTACCAAGTCATACCCTGTTGTGGTATATAATATTCTAAATAAACATAAACAATGTTTGTAAGCGTAGCAGAAGCTTTGGCATATACAGGAGTATCAGCAGATAGTTGTGTACCTACATAAGTACCAGCTTTATCACCAACAGCGGCATAGCCAGTTGAGTTTGGGGCATAAGCATTTACGAATTCCTGACCTCCCAAAGTAACACCCACATCAACAGTTTGAGTGGTATTAGCCCCCATAGACAAGATATTAACACCAGTTACAAAAGCATTCTTAGGTAATTTGCAAGCAAGAAAACCTGTAGCATCACCAGCAATTGCACTTAATTTAATAATTTCAGTATATAGTTCGTGGGAAGGCGGAGTGGTAACAGTAACGCCAGCAGGACCTAAAATCGGTTGAGGCATAAATTATGCTCCTTAGTTTGTTTGTGAATCATTTTGATTCCTTTCTAGATAAGTCATTGCTGACCTTAATATGTTGAAGCTATCCTTGAAACCACCCAATGCTTTGTTACAAGCATGGCATAACAATCCACGAACTTTACCTGTATCATGGCAGTGGTCTACTGCCAAACTTTGTGATTCATCGTCTTCATGCTTACCACAAATATCACAAGAACAGTTTTGATCTACCCTCATTTTATTATATTCTTCTAAAGTAATTCCATACATCTTTTTTAAGTCAGATGTTTTTGCTTTGTCCGGATTGGCCTTTCGCCATGCGCGTGCATAAGCTGCTCTGTCTTCTGAAGTTGCTAATTGTTCTTTCCAGAATAAATTGTCTTTAGTATAACCTAAAGATTCTTCCTTCTTTCTTAAACTATGTTGCGGTGTTGGGCGTTCTCCAACATCTTTTACAAATTGCCAGAAGTTTTCCCAAGCAGGTTCTATTTGGTGCCTGCCTCGCATTTTTCGTATCCAACCCCAAGAATTATATAGTGGGTGTTTTTCTCGTTGGCCCCAATCCACAGATCGTGTTTGATCTGTTGATCCATGCTTACGTAGTCTACGATAGTGTGTTTCACATAACCCTTTTGCAACAACTTTATTATAGCAGTTAATACAGGTACAAGTTTCCATAGTGTTCCTCCTTTAAGGTCAGGTATTATGGACTGGATTTATATTAGTGTAGTTTCTGGACTATGCCCCTTGCGACCCGTAAATCGCTCGCGGGTCTGACCAACCAAAAGAATAACGAGCAGTTGCTTTGAACTTAGCATTCTCAGTATCAAAGTCATTATCCATTTCAAACTGATCACCACGACGTTCAAAGTACTTCAAGCCATCCTTAACATTAGTAAGAATGAACCAGTCATCATTACCAGTACTGTTAAGGTAATGGTTAACAATAACTTGATTAAAGATACTAGATTGCTTGAGTACGTTCGGATCATTAAGATCAGTACCAACACGGCCATCAGCATTAAGAATACGCTTTGCTTCAAATTGCTGTTGATAAGGAATAACCAGTTTCTCAGGCTTAGCCGCAATCAGAAGACCACGATCATCACGGAAACCAGCAATGTCAATAACAGCTTGTTCAAGAGCAGCTTCACTTAAATCAGCATCAGTAGCAATCTTATTGCTAAAGGTTCCACCGGCCACATTAAGGTGTCCAGTTGATAAAAGAACTTGACCATCACCACCAACATAACCAGCAGTAAATGCACGGTTATAAACGTTAGCAGCTACAATTTCCTTAGTTTGACGGAGGGAACGGGCAAGAGCCTTTGCCTTTTGAGCACCAACTTTACCATACAGATCATCTTCATAAATTTCACGAGTGATGATAAAACCAAGTGCATACACAACATGGTTGTAACGTGACGTGAAACCTTGACGCTCAGTATCATAAGAAATTGGCGAACCTTCAGGCTTGACGACAGCAAGACCAAACGAACTAAGACCAAGATCTTCTTCATAAGCTTTATCAGAAGTATTTTTCTCGAAAAGCTTATCCCATTCTACAGCATAATCATTGTACTCTTTACCATAAATTGCATTCAGACCAGGCCAAAGCAGTTTAGCAAAGGAGCTAGAAGTAATAACACCAGACATATATTATCCTTTCAGTTAGACGCCAGCCACACCAACGTTACCATACGACTGGACGTTAATGCGAACATAGACTTTACTATTAGCGCCAACTTCGTTATCAGGACGATTAACGAGACCAACGATTTGTAGCGGGCGAGTGGCAGTACCATCCGGGGCAGTCGTAGAATAAACATACATCGGAGAATTACCAGTTAAAAGCGAATTGGTATGAGCAGAAGCGCCAACACCAACGTTAAGACCAATAGAAGCAAGAGCAACCGAAGCGTCAGCTTCAGCTTCATAGATCAGGTCACT